GCAAGTCGTTTATTGGCATATTGTGATTATTGTGATATGTTATGGTGTGAAACAAGTACTCCTACTTTAGAAAAAGCGAAATGGTTATCAGATAAAATATTATCAATAAATCAAAATATATTTTTATCATATAATTTATCTCCATCATTCAATTGGGATAAAACCGGAATGAGTGATAAAGAATTTAGTGAATTTATTAAAACATTAGCAACTTATGGATATTGTTGGCAATTTATTACATTAGCAGGATTTCATTTAAATGGTTTAGCAACAAAAAGATTTGCTGAAGCATATAGTAAAGAAGGTATGTTAGCATATGTAAGAGATATTCAAAGACAAGAAAGACTTGATGGTATGGAACTTTTAACCCATCAAAAATGGAGTGGTGCTGAAGTATTAGATGAAGTTTTAACTCTAGTAGGTTGTGTAACAAAATCTTTAGAACATGGTTCAACTGAAACACAATTTTAATAAGAATCTAAAACAAATAATAAATCTAAAAATTTTTTTAATAAAATTTTTGTATCCGATCTTTTATAAAAAAAAATTAAAATCGATTATTTTAAATATTACATACTATATCTTTCTTATACCGTCATCGACTAGAATAAGAAACATACGCTGAACTCATGTCATCCATTCGTGGATACCAAAGAAACATGTGCTACTGGAAAGCCATTGCGAAAGCACTTGGTGGCAATGCGGATCCGAGCATTCTGAAAGACATGTACGCTGTAGGAGCAGACCGAATCAGACATGCCAAGACACATTCTTACCAATCTAATAGAAATGTTGCCCAAGGAATTGGCATGTCTATTATTATGGTAGGAAGAAATGTCAATGGTATGGCTGACTTCTACAAGATCTTTGATTTTGCCAAATCTGATAGTTGGATTGCGAACAATGTTAATCATAATCGCGATTTTACTCTTGTCATCACGAATGCTGCGGATCACTTCACTGCTGTAACAGGTAGAGAACTGACCGACGGTATTTGGGCTCGTCTTGTTAATGCTTGCGACGACTGGGAGCGAGCAGTTCAAGTTCCACCCGTTCGTGTTGATACAAACCTAGATTATGCAATTGCGCAGAGTCTGGCTGAGTCGATTCCACAGGCACGGGCACGAGAAGATACGAGCATGGACCTAGCGTTCGCATTGAGCTTGACCGAACCGCTTCCACGAGCCGATACGAGCATGGACAAAGCGTTCGCATTGAGCCTACAAGGTGCATTAATATTATAGGGAAGATGACTGGGAAGTCACACTATTAAAAATAAAAAGTTAATTATATTAGGGACTGGGAATTATTTTTTAACTCTAACAAAATATTAAATAAATTAATCATAACTTGTGCCAAGATCCTCAACTCGAAAATTGTTTCCATACTGTATTCTTGCTAATCTAATAGTGGTATTATCACGAAATTCATAATGATGGTCAATATATAAAGAATTTTCATTATTTCTTTGATAATACTCAACACATTCGGTACTATACGGACTGTCAGTTGCAATTCCTCTGCTTGATAATTGTAATCCTTCTTCATTTTCGTAATAAACATAAAAAATATCATTGATTTCATTTATACATTCTTGAAAATCTTCCACGTGATACAGTTGATATACGTAATTAATAATAATATTTTCTAAAACCATTGGTAATATTGGGAGTTCATCTTCATAATGCTCTTCTTCTGTTGCTTCATTTGCCATTGTTATCTGGTTTGTTTGTTATAGTTGTTATATTTACGTTCATATATATGATATGAGAATCGATTCTATTTTTTATTAAATAATACTCTCATCTTTTTGATATTCAATAAAACAACCATGAAATTTCAATAAACTATTTTCTTTAGTATTAAATTCTAATTCTAATGTAAATGTTTGATGATAATTAGCATAATTAGTTCCATCAAAATAGATATAACGATAATGATTACCAATAGTAGTTCCTTGTTGTAAATTTCCATTATAAGTAGTGATATTAGTAGTAGTATTATTATTAGTGGGGTTTTGTCTATCAAATTCTTTTTTAGAAACTCTAATATTAATTGCTTGAACTTCTTGTGTAGTTATTTCATAAGAAGCATAAATTCTTTTTAAACTAAAACCTTTAGTTAGTGCTCCTTTAACACTCATGGTAATATCAGAAACAATATATGTAATTTCATTAGAGGGTGTTTTTTGTAAATAATAGTTAATAGAATTATTACTATCATATTCTCTAACAACAGACCAATTACCATTAAGAAAGTCAAAATCTCTATATGATGTCCATGTTCTAAATTCATTCGCTGGATCAACATATTGATCAAGTTGTTCATTAAATGTTTGAATTTGTAACTTTTTAGTATCTTTTTGAATTCCAAATTTCCACGAATCAAATGATTGAACTCCTCCAATATATGCGGACATACCTAAATTAGTTCCAGCAGATTGAGAACCAAATCCTCCAAAACTATTTTGTAATGGTCTTCCTCTAACAGTATGTATATCAGGGCAATAAATATCATTAACATATAAATTATCAATTAATATATATTCACCTGTATAATTTGGTCCTAAATAATAATGAAGAACTGTATCAATATCTAAATCATCACATGGCCCAGAAGAAGCAGATTCATCTTCTAATACGTTTAAATTAGGACAAAACAGATTTATAACAATAACTATATCAAGTAATCCATTACCTCCATTAACACTTGGTTGAGAATCGACAGGTGGGGATTGAGTATATCCATTAATATTAATACAATAAATTTTATTAGCATAAAGACTATCTAAAACAACATGTTCTGAACTAGATACTAAATTGTTTTTAGTAGCAATATCTTTATTTAAAATAGTCCCTTCAACACAAAGGTCTGATCCAATTTGTAATTTTTTACTAACATACATACCACCTTTTAATTCAACAGAAGCATGAACATCATTACCACATGTAGAAACATTTTCTGAATTTTGACATACAATTTTTCCTTGTAATTCAGCACCCCCTAAACTAGTTATTGATTTATTACTGGAATTATTTAAAAATAAACCAATACCATTATCATCACCATTTAAAGTAATTTTTTTACTAGCAAACGTACTATCACTTTTAATTAAACTTGAACTTGAATTTGGTCCAACTAGTAATTGTGGATTAGATTCTTGATTATCCGACATCTTAATATAATAAAATATTGATTATTAAACTGATTAAGGAAATGAAACTATAAATAAATTATATAAATCATTAATTAAAATAAAGGTAATTAAATACAAATATATAATCTTTATTAAAAGTAAAAGTATAAAATGGAACAAAATGATAATGGAGATAATGATAATAATTCACAACAATCAGAGGATATAGATTTTGATGAAGAAATTATAATTGATGAGGTTATTAATGACATTAATATTGATGATATCAATAATATAAATATCAATAATGAATTAATGCAAAATGAAAATAGAAATATTGTTAGTAATAATAACTTACATAGAGAATCGAATATGGAGAATAATTCTAATAATATAGATAATCAAAATAATAATAGTTCCGATACTTCTTTCGAAAATCGTGATCGCCAACAGGCAATGAACGATCTAACAAATAATATTTTATTCAATACAAGAGTTGATATGATGAATATTTTGAGAGATGTTTTAGAAGATGATAATCAAGATAGTTCTAATAATAATTTGAATTCATTTTCAAATTTATTAAATAATATACAATCAACTTTAATAAATGCGAGTGATAGAATACCAACAATAATTAATGAAATAAATGATAATCTTTCATCACTAGAAGAATCAAACATGGAAGAAGATACAGAAGAAGAAAATCAAAATATAAGAGAAACTACTAATAATACAGTAGAATCTCAAACTAATACGTTAGAAGGTGATTATATTAATTTAATTCAAACAGGTAATTTAAGGGCTCAAATTAATAATCCTAATAGATTTACTAATACTTTTGAATCATTAGATAATACTGATGATGATAACGCAGAATCTGAAGCCCAAATGGAAGCAGATCGTTTATATGCACTACAATTACAACAACAAGAATATAGAATGGCAACACCAAATGTAAATAGTTTATTAAGACAAAGAAGAACAACTATTTCAAGACCACAACAACAATCACAACAACAACAAAATACTTCTTCTATAAGAGAGAGAACAGGTGCTCATTTAGAACATAGAGATGGAATGTTACGAATTAGAAGACGGCCAATTTCAAGTGATGTACAAACAGAAGATCTTTTTGGAATTCTTGGTCAAAGTCTTTTTGGACCATTATCTAATCAAGGAAGTACAGGAAGAAGTTTAAGAACTTTTACAGATGTAATGTCAACTTTAGTAAATCCAAGTGAAAGAACATATGAAAATATCCCAGTTGTTTTAGAACAAGAAGAAATAAATAATTTAAAACAAATAGTTTTTAATGATGATACTATAGCAGAAGGTAAACATCAAAAATGTACGATTTGTTTAGGACCATATGAAAAAGATGAAAAATTAACAATTTTGCCGTGTGGTCATGGTTTTCATACAAATTGTATAAATAATTGGTTAAAAGAGTATAGTTATAAATGTCCAATTTGTAGAAGTGAAACTGGTTCAGGAAGACCTGTATTTAATAACAATATTAGAAATAGACGAACAAGAGTTTTACCAAGTAGAAGACCTTGGGGATCAATGCTAGATAGACATCAAAGATATAGGTCACCCAGTTCTAGAGCAGCACCAGCAAGAGAAAATATCTCTGGTATATCTCGTTCTCCATCACCTCCACTACCTGATACATTATTTTCTTCATTAAATGCATCTGTACTACCAAGAGTTAATCGTGTTCCTCCAGTAGGTATTCCATCAGGTTCATCACAAGGTGCTCAAATTTCTTCTTCAGTTTCTATAAGAATATCCGCAACTCCAGAATCTAATATAAATGAATCAGAAGAACCTGTTGCTTCAAATACTTCAACCTATGAAAATAGTATGGAAGAAGTAGATTAATTTAATTTAATAAAATTATTTTTTCTAACATATATAGTATAAATAAAATAATGTCCGCTCAAAAAATTATCAATGATGCACTCGCCGCTTTAGAAAATAAATATATCGGAACAATTGTATCCCTTTTCTTAGTCTTATACGGAGGTCTCGCAAGACCAGAACTCCCATCTTTTGTCAAAAATTTACTTGCAAATGATATTGTCAGAGTATTATATGTTTTCCTTTTAGCATATATTTCTGAAAGTAACGTCCAAATAGCACTTGTATGTGCTGTTGTCTTCATGGTTCTTAATGGACTTTGGGCAGATGCCGAAGTTAAAGAAGCATTTGAAAACTTAGATGATGAAGATTGGACTAACGCAGAAGAAGTTGAAACCTTTGAAGATGATTATGAAGAAGAAGAACCAGAAATGTTCGAAGATTATGAAGAAGAACCAGAAATGTTCGAAGATGATTATGAAGAAGAAGAACCAGAAATGTAAATTACTAAATAATAAAAATATTTAATTTCATATAAATTTAAAAAACTTAAAAGTGTATGAAATTAGTAAAAATTACAATTATTCTCCTTTATTTGATTTTGGAGCAATACAGAAATAACTATCATCTTGAAGTAAAAATCTAAATATAATAAAGCCAATACCAGCTGTAGCAATAGATACTTTACAATCTTTAGTTATAATAAAAACACCACAAAAGATAAGAATACTTTTTGCCCATGGATTTTTTAATAAATCTTTTATTCCAATGCTAAGTTGTTCTTCTATATATTTAGCCCCAATAGAATGTATTATAAAAACAACAGCTAAAAAGATTTTACTATTATCTAATTTTTTTAATAATTTTTCAAATTTTTTATATAATTCATCGAACATTGTTAGTATAACTTTATATAAAGAAATTTTCTTCAATTAAGGATTATAAACATTAAAAAAATTATATAATGGAGAATAATTATCTTAGACTAGACGATCAAGAATCTAATTTAGATATAACAGAAGAAAATAATGATCATGACGATATTTTTATGCCAGATAATTCTGTATTTATTGAAAATCAATTAATAAATCAAATGATAATTAATGATAATTTTTTAATTAAAGTTTATAATTATTATCATGGAAGAGGATTTACTTGTATTTTAATTGATGATTTATTAAATATATTTGGTCTATTATTTGTGATATTATATAGTGTTTTTTTATTTGAATGTATAGATTATCATATACTATTTAGAGAGCATTCTGTACAAAACGCAATTAATTATGGTAAAATGAAACATATGTCATTTTTTACAATATTATGTATAATCTTAGTATTTTTTATTTTTTTATATAAAACATCTAGATTAATAGAAAAAACAAAACAAAATATAAAAATTAAAGAATGGTATGAAGAACATTTAGATATAGATCATGAAAAAATTTTAACTATTAAATGGTCATCAATTATGGACAAACTAGTTAATATATGTAATGATCAAGTATATCAGCCAACAATTACAAAATTGGATATAGTAAATCGTATAATGAGAAAAAATAATTATTTTATAGCAATGGTTGATTTAGATATTTTAAATTTAAATTTGTATATACCAATTTATGGTAATTATATGTTTCTTTCAAAATATTTGGAATGGACTTTACATAAATGTATATTTAATTATTTCTTTGATTCTAATTCACAATTAAAAAAACAGTTTACTACAGATGCTAATACTATTTTACATGGTACTGATATAAATCGTTTTAAAGATGAATTAAAACATCGTTTTAAAACGATGACAATTATAAATATAGTTTGTTTACCATTTATATTATTATTTCAGTTAACTTATTTTTTCTTTAAATATGCGGAAGAATATAGAAGAGAACCTCATTTATTAGGATTAAGACAATATTCACATTATTCTCGATGGAAATTTAGAGAATATAATGAATTACCACATATTTTTGAAAATCGCTTAAATATGAGTTATGATGATGCTTGTAAATATATGTCACATTTTTCTAATAAAATAAGTGATATGATTAAAGAATTTATTGTATTTATAGCAAGTTCATTTCTTGTATTTTTAACAATAATTAGTATAATTGATGAAGATATATTATTTAATAATGTATCTGACGATAAAAGTGCTTTATGGTATATTGGTTTATTTGGAGGAATAGTTGGTGTTTGTAAATTATCAAACAAAAACGAATTTGTATATAAACCAGATAAATTATTAAAAAGAGTTGCTATTTATACACATTATTTTCCAAATAATTGGAAAGGTTCAGAACACTTGCGGAAAACATACGAAGAATTTTCCCAATATTTTCAAATAAAAATATATTCATTATTAGAAGAATTATTTAGTTTTATCATTACTCCATATATATTATATTTTCACTTATATAAAGATACTGATAAAATTATTGATTTTTTTATAAATTATACAATTTATAATCAAAATATTGGTCATATGTGTTCTTTTGCTAATATGCAAACAGATAATAATATGCGTGAAGAAAATCGTAATAAAATTAGAAATTCAGAAATAAATTTTAATTTTAATTATAATCAATCAAATATAGATACTGATGAACCACTAAATACTTTATCATTAATTAAAGAAGATAAAATGAAAGATAATAGTGTTCTATCACTTGGATTATCAATATTACAATTAGACGATAACTGTGAAGAAACTAATAGAAATGATATTACTATTAATATCCAAAATTAATTTATTTTTTTCTACTCTTATCTTATAATATAAAGAAATGCCAAATAAATATTCTAAATATAATAAACATAGTTCTAATGCTGATTTTTTAAGTATTGTAAATGCTACACCTGAAAATACTACCCCAAATACTAGTGCAAAAGGTATAGATTTTGATTTTACATTTGATATGGGAAAATTTACATATTGGTTTGTACTTTTTGTTGTAGGGTATGTTTGTCAACCATTAGTTGTTTTTAAGTATTTATTACCATCTAAAATTCAAAAAGCGAAAGAAGGAAAAAAGGAAGATGGTAGTCTTTGGGCTGCTACTGATTTTAATAATAATGTTGAAAATAATGATGATACTAAAACTAAATTAGCAATTGAAGCAAATCAAGAAAAAACTCTTAATGCTAATCAAAAAATCATAGGTTCAAAAATTACAAGTTTATTTGTTATTGCATTATTCACATTTATTTTTGGAAACTGGTCAAATAATGTGAATTTCGAAAATAAAGTAAATCTAATTCTTATGATTGTAGGTACTTTAGCTAGTACATTTGGTCTTGAATTATTGAAAAGTGTTGGTAATACTACCTATTGGATAGATATGATTGAAAGAACCCTTCCTATGAATAAAGACTTCTATCCTGGCTTAAAATTTGATTTTAAATCTGCGGATAATATGAAATCAATATATACAATTGCTTCATTTATCTTACTTATTTTCATTATTCCATTAGGATATGGTATTTATAAATCAGTTAAAGGTGGATATGTTTTATACTATATTTTATTGATTCTGATTTCTATTTGTATATTTGTTCTTCTGCCATTATGGGTCAAAAATAGAATTAGTTTAATTCCATGGATGAGAGGTTTAGCAATTGTTACTTTACTTTTATGTAGATCGGATGATAAATTTTCATTTTTATTTGGTGGATTAGCAATTGGTATAATTTGTTCCGAAACTCATTGGATGAGAAGTTTTGAATGTATAAGCTCAGAAAAACCAGCAGAAAAACCAGCAGAAAAACCAGCAGAAAAACCAGCAGAAGAACCAGCAGAAGAACCAGCAGAAGAACCAGCAGAAAAAACAGCAGAAGAACCAGCAGAAGAACCAGCAGAAGAACCAGCAGAAGAACCAGCAGATGAAAAGTTTAAACAATATAATTTTATAATTTAAATAGATTAATAATTTTTTATATACAATAAACCCCTAATAAACTTTTCTTATATAGATGAAAACTATATAACAAAATGGCTTATACTTATTCTTATCAAGCGACTCATAACACTGCTGTTCGTGTTTATGATGAAAAATTAAAAAAAACAGGTGCTATTGCTAGTACTAAATTCTATGATAAAGTTACTTATTATCAAAGACTTGCTAGAGGTTCATGGACTTATAGAAATTTTGATAAAATCGATGTTCTTTATGATGGTGAAGGATCTAATACTGTTTATTTTGGAGAAGCGTGTAATAGTCTTTCTCTAGAATCAGCAACTACAGGTGCCGCTTATCCTAATTTAAAACTCTGGTACAGATGTGATGAAATTGCGCCAATGACAGGTGTAGGTGATTGGGTAGGAAATAATCAAGGAATTGCTAAACCAGATGGTGCTGGTCCAACTCGTTCTGTTGCTTCTCCTCCAATAGGAACAGGTTATTTAGTTTTTAATGGAACTAATCAATATATGTATGGTTCAGTTACTTCTTTACCATTAGATACACTTTCTGTTTCTTTTTGGGTAAAAACTACTGCAACAAATGGAACAATGGTTTCATTTGGTGGTGGTGCATCAAATAATGTAGAAAGAGCAGTAAAATTAAGTGCTGGTAAAGTTCAAGTTTTCGAAAAGAAAGATGCTGCTGAAACAACACTTGTAAGTACTAATACAATTCAAGATGGAAACTGGCATCATGTAGTTGTTACAATTGCTTCAACAAGTGGAGCATGGAAAGTCTATGTAGATAATGTTGATGTTACAACTGGTTCACAAAATGGTCCAGGTAATAGTAATTTAGCAGTTAATACATTTACACTTGGAGTAAGTCATCTTGACGGAAATTTAACTAATTATTTAGCGTGTTCTCTTGATGATGTTAGAGTTTACAATTCTGTTTTAACTCCAGCAAATATAGCAGAATTATATGCAATGAAAAATTAAATACCTTTTTGAAATATGTATTAAAAATTTATATATATTAAAAATTAATATATATAAATGTCACCTAAATTAAATAATAATTCAAATAATTTATCATATACAAATATAGTTATGCCAACTTCAAATAATTCAGATAATGAAAATAATCAACAAACAGATAATTCCTCCAATACTTCACAGGATATTGATTTTCCTGATAATGAATTTAATACAATTGATTTAATTCCAGAAAGATTAAAAAATGAATTATTAGAAAAAGGATTACTTATAGTAAATGTTCCACAAGATGGTAATTGTATGTTTCATGCAATTGCTAGTCATTTACCTGGAGTAAGTTACTATAATTTACGAAAATCAATCGTATGGTACTTGAAACAAAAACGAGATATAATGATTGAATATTTAGGAAAAACTTATAAAGAGTTATTTCAAGATCAGGATGATAGTTTTAATAAAAATTGGGAAGATTTTTTAGAATATATTGGTAT